AAAGTAAGCTTTACCTGATTCATAAGATAAATCAGATGAACCAGCAACTACTGAACTATTTTTGATAATATGTCCAATTAGACCTTCTGAATATTGAACGCCGTCAATTCTTGCTTTTTGGTTAAAAAGCATAGCTCTTTCAATATCGATTTTATGTTCTCTTAGTTTTTGAGCTAAGACTCTATCAAACTCATTTGCATATCCACGTAACTGTGTTGCGTGTGCTGTGTTTGAAATTTCAGCAGCAGTCTTAAAGATTTGAGTATATCCAAATCCATCGTCGATTGTGTCTGAAAATACGTCAGGTGAACCAGTTCCCTCAGCGTATGCTGAACCGATAATCTGACATCTGGAAGTATCTGCAACAACATCTACACTATTTGAAGTGCTTGATACTGAGATAACTTTTCCAGTAAAGGATGTATCTGCTGAATTTTGAGTAAGTCCAGTTTCTACTCTTACGATAACATTTCCGTAAGTAGCAGCTCCAACTGCACCACCAACTGTTCTAATTGCGATTACCATTCCTTTTACTAATTGCTCTACTCTACCTGCTGAAGTTGTTGAACCTTCTGCAGACTCCACAGTAAATGTGTAGTCTTCTCCAGCTGATACTGCTGAACCACCATTGACATCTCCGTCAATGAAAAACTCTCTACTTGTATAATTAATTTTTGTTCTATCTTCAAGATAACGGAACAAAGAATCATCAGTAGGAAGTTTGGCAGTCTTGCTCAAGTAAACGAAAAATGGACTTTCTTCAGGTGCTAATTCAGCAATCCTATCAGATAAGTTGAATAATCGTCTTTGGTCTGGAGCAATACCTGTGCCTACAGCATTAGTAGCTGTAGTAGCTTGTGAAAACGAACTTGTTTTCAACATATTACTATTAATTGCCATTTTAATCCTCCAAGATTATTTTTTGGCGATACTCTTGCCAATAGAACCTCTGTTACCAGCTTTCATAATACCTTCCCACATTGCATCATTGTCTGAAATCTTTGGTGGTTCTCCACCTTGGACTAGACCTGCTGACTTAGGAATTGATTTTGTCTTTTTTACAGACTCAATATTATTATTACTTGTCATAACTCCGTTCTTTTTAGCGTTCCAAACGCTGTAAAGAGTATCTAGAGGAAGTTGTTCTCTAGGTTGCGTAACAAATTGTACAAATTCTTTTGCTTCATCATTTGACAACTTGAAGTCTGCTTGTGCTTTATGTTGCAAATTGTCTACAGCTCTTTGAGCTTCTAGTCTTGACATATAGTCTTGCATTTTAGCATTTACTGCATCATCAATTTCTTGCTGTCTCATTTCAAAAGACTTTGAATTTGGATTTGTGTACGCATCCCAAGGATTAAATTCCTCTTGGGTTAACGTTACTTTTTGTTCTTCTTGTTGTCCTTTACCCCCTGATAAGTGGTTTCTAACTACATCGACCAATTCAGGATTGTCCTGAAATAGCTGTGCTACTGGTTTAAGTTTTTCTACCTCAGATTGAGCTTTGTCATACATAGACTGGAATTTACGTGCTTCATTATCTTCAGCTACGTCGGAACTCAAATCCTGTTGACTTGCTTCTTCTTCACTTATAACATTATTTTCAGAAGTTTCTGAACCTTCTAAAGTTTGTACATTTTCTTCTTGTACTAGTGTTTCATCACTCATTTGAACCTCCTAGATGTGCCTTATAACTCGCTAATATCTTCCGACATTAAAGAGCTCATATCAGCCTGCACCTGTTCTTTTTGTTTTTGTTTTACTTTCTCAGCATTGACTCTTGTATCGGCATTCGCTTTGGTAACAGCATTACCCACCTGTGATTTGAATTTTTCAACAACCACACGTTTTCTGTCAGCAATCGATTCCCTTTGAGCAGTTTGTAAGTCACCACTAAGAACTTTTATTTGGTCTTGTAATTGACCAATAATACTTTGCATTCTTTGAACTTCACCAGTTCTTTCAAGAACGCCTTGTTTATCAAATATATCAGTTTTCTTTAAAGCTTCGGTTCTATCAATCAACCCTAATTGGTACGCCTCCATATACATTTGATATTCTGCATATTTATTTGAAGGCATTGTAGAACCAGCAACGACTCTAACATCAAATGCTCCTGCTGTTATGTCGTTTTTAATTTTTATTAATTCTTTAGTCTTATCATCATAAAGTCTAGCATTTACACTAAACTCAGTAATATCATTATTAGGCTGAACAATTCTAAAACTTTTTTGGAAAGTATAATGTTCTTTAGACATTTGATAAATTACTTTACCTAATTGCTGTAAAGACATTTCAATATCTCTTAATTTACTTGCTCCTCTACCTTCACCCATTTGTGCTAAAAGCATAGTACCTCTAACAGAGTCTGCTGCACCTGACTTCATACCTTGTAATAATTCAGGAACACCAAAATTTAAATCAATGTATTTTTCACACTGGTTTATCAATGCATAAAATTCACCTGATAGTGGTTGAGGTGAAGGATAATGAGGTTCACCAAAACTAGGGTCATACTCTATAACTGCATTAGGATTTGCCCAGTCTTTTTCTAATTGCCTTAAATCTTCAACACTTCCTTGTGGTACTAGTAATTTTAATCCTGCTGATGTTTGTGCGTGCGACAATGCAAGAGAAAATAACTTATTAAGCAATCTTTGCATATCTTTTACTTTATTAACATCTGATTTAGGATAAGGAGTATTAGTCCATATATTAGGTATAGGAATTATTGGATAAGTATCAGTATCTAAAATATTTTCATACAATAATACTTGACCAATAGATGCTGTAACTTTAATTCTAGTTTGTAATATTTCTACAAACTCATATCTTCCATCTGCTATACCTCTTTCATTTTGTTCTGAAAAAACTAAAAATTGTTCTTGACTCATAATCACTTCAGTTTCTTCTTTGTTATCGGCTACTCTATAAAATGGAACTTTTACTTTTGTAAAACGTTCAAGTATTCTAAATCTATCAGTTATAGCACTATCATAGTCCATATTATCTATCTCTGAAGGTGTAAATACTTTTTGAGAGTTTTTATTCAAAGAGTCAGGATAGTCGTCATATACATCAGAGTTTTGATGTTTTTCAATTTTATCTAAAAATTGCTCTATGTCTGGATACAAGTCTAATAACTGTTCTCTTGTAATAATGGTTGACAAAATTATATTTGCTGCATCTTTAAAATATCTATCTTTTGATGCAGGGTCTACATAAACACGAAAAGGATTAATATGTGTAAACATAACTTCTCCTCTTCCAAAATCTTTTTCTGGGTCTATATATGCATAGAAATATCCCATACCTGTTGTAGCATAATCGTGAACTGCTTGTTTAAAATGATGTTGTCCATCTGATATGTCATATATGTATTCGAGCAAAGTTTTCCAAACATTAGCCATTTTAGCATCTGAATCTTCTCTAGCTAATACACTAAACTTAACTGGCTTAGAAGTCATTAAAGATTTTAATTTATCAATAGCAGCATATATTCTATCAACTGTAAAGTCTGCTTGACCTATAGATTGTAAAACATCTGATTCTTCTGTAGTAAAATGATTTCCTAATGTAAAATCAATGCCATCTCTAGCTTCTACATCCCAATCTCTTCTTGCGTCTGCATATTTTCTAAATATGCTTCTATTATCTCTTGCTTTTTGGTCTTCTTTTACCATTTTATTCCTTTATGACTATTTGTCAAATTTTGTTCCTTTGTAGGTATGCAAATATTTTACTCTTTCTTTAGCCTCTCCTGCATCAACTCTTGCATTATATTCTTTTCTTCTTCTGTTTTCAGCATCTATAGTAAATCTACTCATAAAATCTTTAATCTTTTTTTGAACATTATCTTTTAAATTGAATTTTCTAACTTCTTTTGATAGTTTTTCTGATTTAATCATTTTTTCTCCACATATGACTCTAAAAATTCTTTATAAAATATTTTATTACGTGCAAGACCTCTTCTATTGCCGTCGGCATCTTTGAAGGTTCTTTCGTAATGTTTAAAACCTTTTCTTGTTGGGTCATCATCTATAGCTCCCATAACATCATTATTAGCTAAACATTTTGTAGTTGTAGGAAAAGTTCTTAAACTTCCAACATTAAAACATATGTCAGCTAAAGCATATTTTAATTTTTTGTCAATTCTTGACCAGTCGTAATTTTTTCTATTACAATATCTTTCAGCTTTATACAAAGATATTCCAGCTTCTTCAATAAGCTTTTCTTCAACTTCGTATTCGTTCATACCTGTTTTATCTAAAACATTCTGTTCTTCAAGGCTTTTAATCTTATACCCATATCCAATAGTTTTTAACCCACCTTCTGGTGATTCATATGGATAAAACGTATCCCCTACTCTATTCTTGTAGCCTTCCACCCTTTTTAAGTAGACAATATATTTATCTAATGTATAATTAGATTTCATAACCCTACCTAATTTACTATTATGGTTTCTACGAAATCTCATACTTTTAGTCCTGTCATCCAATTTATTTTAGTTTTCATTCTAGGCATCAAATCATCTACGCTTTCATACTCTTCTTTTTTAATTACAGTACTTCTAGGTGGCTTTGCAAAAAAGTCAGAATAGTATAAACCATCTAACAAGTCATCATTTCTTCCTTTAGGAAATTGAAACAATTCATCTAGTAACTCTGTATGTTCTTTCTTAATATAAAGTTTTTTAGTATTAACTATACTTCCTAATGACATTTCTAATCTATCTTCTTTTTTAATGCCGTGTGGTGGTCTTACCCCTAAATTTATTCCAGGCAATAGTTTCTTTTCTTTTTTTACCATTCTTTCTACCATATCACGGACCATTTCTTGAGCACCTACCGTTTCTACTGCAACTCTTCTAATAGGTTTATATTTTTTAGCTATTTTTATAATTTGCTCTGGCATATCAAAAGCTGGTATCTTGTCGTGGAAATAATCAATAATGTATCTATTTTTATTAGCATCTATACCCATAACCATAATAACTTGATAATCTGATGTTTTTGTAGCTGTATGTGCTAAGTCAACTCCTAAGTATACATATATAGGAATCATTTCATCTTTTCCTTTTAAATAACAAAATTGACCATCGCTAAAAAACTCATAGTTATGATATTGAATTTTATCCA